TAGATGAGTTTGCTACAGGCACTGGCGTAATCCAGCGCAACTTTGAATGGTTTTTAACTTACAAACACCTTAAGGAGGATTTTGTTTCAGGCATGGAGGTTGCGCTCTAATGCCTAGAAACATACTACAGCAGCACACTTTCACAGCACCAGATGGCAGGCAAATTACCTACACAAAACTAAAACCGAACAAACCACAGCGCCGCCATCTGCTCCTATCTCAGACAAAGGGCATCCGAACCAATACCAACAGAGGCAGCATAAATACTAAGCATGCCACCCTAATTTGAGATAAGCACCCGCTACCCCTGGCACCTATTTGCCAGGGTTTTTTATATTTTTTGATTTTTTCCGCGTAGCGGATGGGGGTTTATAAAAACGCTTAAGTCCCTAACCTACAACGAACCAAAATCGAGAGCTAAATATTATTCAAATCAAAAATTTTTTCTAGGCTTATGGCTAACCCATACATTCACAAAAACGGCAAATCAAAACTTGATAAGAGATGTAAGCAATATATCTCTCAAAAGAAAGCAGCGGGTATACGAAAACGCACTAAGAAAAAATAACTCAGTAAAAAAATTGCCCAATAGGTTGACTCTGGGCAGGGTTGATGTTATAATATAAGAGTAAACATATAAAACAGACAATGATTGAAGGAGTTGTATTAACACTTGTATTGATGACCTTTTGTATAGGTTCAGCAATCGGTATCGTAAACTATGGAACTAAAGGTAGGTTCT